AGAAACAGTTGACACGCCACCACAACTAACATCTTCAAAGTTTAGCCACTTTGAACCTACGTTTTCATTCCACCATTCCCAATTATCCATCTCCTCTTCAGTCTTATCATAAATTTTACCCAAGACCTCATATGCAGATGTGTTATAATCTGGCATTAATTTATCAAGCCAATCTTCAGCTTCTTCAGATATATCTGAAAATGAAATATACGAACTTACATTATTTGCCATAATACTATCCTTTCAACCAGTGACCAACTAAACCATTGAACAGAATGGCGATACCAACCGCATTGACAATCATCAACGCACGATCATTCCATATAATAGAAACAATCAACCATCCCGCAATACCTATACACTGAACAACAATGTTCCAAGGAAACAGATTGTTCGCAGCAAGAACCATACCTACCATCAAAATAACAGATGACACCCACTTGATATACCAATCAACAGTGTGTGTAGGTGTAACAGTTTTGGTTGCTATCTGATGAGATTCCAGTTCAATCTCTGCTGTTCTTGTTGTCTTCTCTTCGATTTCAGAATCCATACTCATCTAACCTTTTCGCTTGTTCTTTGAGCCATCGTTGCCGACCAGCCGCTTTCTTCCTTCGGCGTTTCTCACCCTTAGTCTCATGAGCTTCCCTGTTTCTCATCTCATTGAATAAACCATCTTGTTGTAACTTCTTCTTTAGAACCCGTAATGCTCCATCAACATTATTATTACGCACTTCAATTCTCACTTAATTTCTCCTTCTTTAGAATAGTATACACTATTCAATTCAAATAAGTCAATACACTTTTGGCAACCACTACATGGTTTTGATAAACCAGTGAGCCACCTCTTATTATATCTATCTCTCTTTGCCCGAACAATATACAGGTCACATTTTGATAGATCATCCACACAAATAATTTTTAGAGCATTCTTGATGGCATGAACTTCAGCATGGAAAAATACAGCATCCTTGTTCTTACAAAATTTGGCTTGAAAGGGATGTGACTTCTTATGGTTGTAACCAAAAGACACAACCTTTCCTTTACGAATTACAGCAGCAGCAATCCTCGCACCTCTCACTGGCTCTACTGATTGAGCAAGCTTGAAAGTCTCATTGAAGATTGCTGTGTTCATCCTCGCCTCACTTAATAATCCAATCCATGGTTAGCCAGTCTGTTTCTTCCGGCATCATTTCAACTTTGTCACCGTGGTGGTATTTAAGGTGATCCCATACATGAAAATTATTCATGCGTAGAGTATATAATTCTTTATGGCAACTATAGCAACTGCCACTTGATCCATAGAAGTTAAATCTTTCGCCAGCATCCTCTACACGAGTAATGCCACTGTTCATACGCCAATTGTTACCGTCAAGATATCCGCCGGATGTTCCAACAAGAAGACGATAGTGAGGATCATCGCCTTTGATCTTGATAACGACCCAGTTGTCACATGTGTAATTAGTCATCCTCGTCTCACTTCTTCTATATCTGAATAAGACCAAACATGTGCTTCTACTTGAGCATCTGTCCAATCATCAAACACTTTTGGTTCAAGTGTCTTTTCGTCTACCAAATAAAGCCAGTCCTCTTTATCTTTCGATAGATAAACTTTAACTTTCCAAGTCATCCTCGCTCCCATACTTTGATTTCCTCGTTATGTGACCATTTAACCATTTCAGAACTCCTGTGCTACTACGTCCATTCTACCAGAACTTTTGTCATATAGCAAGCGGTCAGCTGCGCCTACATCACCAGTGTATCGACATTTGAGAACTCTCAGGGTGGTGGTGTTACACTCAACCGGATCGTCGCTCTGTGTGTTTCGCTCCAAGGATATCACGCTGTCGCTGATCTGGGATATGCCGTGGCTTCCCCGGAGGTGACCTAGATTGACCTCCATACCTTCTTCATGTGACCTGTCAGAGGACAAGCGTCTCAGGTGTGTGACTAGATGGATACAGCAACCCGTTTCCTCAGTAACCTGTCTCAGGAGGGTCATAGTGCGGTCAATGGCCTTACGTTCGTCAGTGATCTCCAATCCGGACACTAGAATGCTCAGGTGATCGATAAATATCACTTGACAATCTAAACCCTGTACCATGTACCGCACACGATCCAAAAGGTCGTCCATCTCCAATGACCCGAAATGGTCGTAGATAAATACTCGTCCAGTTCCTAAAGTATTGTCGAAGTACTCCCTGATTTGTTCTCTCGAATACTTCTCGAATACTTCATTAAGATGCAGACGGTCATTGGCCTCAACGGACAGGATGCCACGCCTAGTACGGTCAACTGATTCTTCAAGGGCAATGATGCCAATATTTTGATCGGTGTTCTTTAGGTAATAGTGCTGTAGCTCCCTTAGCAAGGAACTCTTGCCAACGCCAGTGCCAGCTGCCCAAGTGACGATCTCCCTAGCCCTAGTGCCAAGCGTCTTGCTTTGCAATTGTGGAAAGGGGAAAGGGATACTGCGTAGGTTCTGCTCTGACCACAACCCGTCAAAGTCTGTGGCAGCATTGCGGATACCAGCTGGGGTGTAGCATTGGGTATTTTTCAGCCGTGCTATGAACTCATTGTGCAGGCCCTTGGAGGTGTACTCACAAGCGTCCTTGTGTTCTAGCTCTACAATGTATGCCTTGCCGGGTCGGAGCAATCTGGCGCAGCGTTCAGCGTTCTGACGAGCTTCTGGTTCTGCATCGAAGCAGATGAACACCCGATCGAACCTCTCCAAGAGTTCAAGATTGTTTTTGAAGTCACGCTCTGCGCTTGCCTGTCCTGATCGTATGGACATGGCGTGGACAATCTTGGACGAATGGTTGCCCTTGCTGTAGATCTTGGCATCGGGAGAGACGCTGTTAGCCATTTGGAACGCCGCCAGTGCATCTGCCTCGCCCTCGGTGACGATCAAGGTATTGGAGCTTACCCCGACATCCTTTCCTAGGGTATGCGCTCCGAATAGGACTGTATTCTTAAAGTCTCCCTCTGTCTTAAACTCTTTTCCCTGTGATCTGATTTTTGACGCAGTCCGCATGCCATCAGCGTCGAAATAGGGAAAGACAACCCTTAGATCAGATGCGGTCACACCATAAAAATCTTGGACTGCCGTGGATATATTCCTGGCAGACCAAGGTGTATCTGGTTTGGGTTTTTTCCTCAAAGGTTCCATGTGATCCTCTTCGTCACTGCCGTAGCTGTTACAGCTGAAGCAATAGGTGTGACCATCGTCGTAGATTGCTAGGGCATCTGATGACCCGCATTGGTCACAGGGTTGGTGTGTTTTGACTGCTACGACATCACTCATCCATCTCTCCCATCTGTTTCAAACTACCATACATATTAGCGTGATCCATCAGCAAGTTCAACAAGGCCTGTCTCGGCACTTTGACCTCCTTGGCGTTTTTCCTAAATTTGTCAACTGCCTGATGCAACATATCAAAGTCTTTGTCAGTCGTGTACAGTTTCATTGTTAGTCCACCAATTAGGAATCTCGGAATACTGCCATTTAGCAAACGATGCTTTCTCGCCTATGTAGTAGTTACGATAGGCTTGGACCGAATCATCCGGCACCTTGTATTGATCAGGCATACACTGTGGCGGTTCTCGGAACCCGTTAGGTTTGATGAAGTAAGGCACTGTGTCCAAAATGTGTCGCAGTTTTTTATCAGACTGATGGATTTTGTTGTATCGCTTTGAGTACTCGTCGCACAGTGCCTCAAATAGCTTGTATGTCCACTCGTACTGATCCCAGCTGTCCCTGACCCATCTGGTGCTTGGATGGTTCAGGTGAGCAGTTTTGTACATGCCGTTGTAGTCTGCGCTGTCGTCCCCGTCTAAAGCCCTGTGAGCAGTACACAGCATCTGTGCTGTCTCTAGGATCATCTTGACGCAGTGCTTGTCACAGTGCATCTGGGCGGCTGTGAGGGGGTCAGGGTGTAGGTAGAAAATGTTCATTCGTAGCCTCAATTGGTAAACTTTTTGCCAAGCATGCGGTGCAGGCCAGTGTCATCGTCGTCGTCTTCAAGTTCTACATCAAAATGTGGCTCTTGGTCAAGATACATCTTGAATTCTTCAAGTGCCATGCAAATGAAGTACTCAGCCGGTTTGTCGTTCAGTTCTGCCATTTGTATCAGAAACGGAACTACAGATTTGTCTAATCCGAATATGTCCTCCAAGCCCTTCATAAAAACCTGGAATGGCAACGATGGTTCTGTGGTCATTTGAACCTCTTGCATAAGAGATAAATCAGTGTCAGGACGGATATGTAAACGCCGACCTGAATCGCCTCGGAATAATGCAGCGCATCTAGTGGGAACAAATTATTTCCCGACATTGGCCATTTCACCTGCGAGCGCCGCATATCCTGCGATGTCAATGAAACTGTCATCCTTGGGCGTCTCGATTGATCTGGCAACTTTCATCAGGACAAGCATCATGGCGACATCAGTAGGCGTCAGGTCATCAGGTTTGGACCGGACATAGGTAGTCCACAATGCTGCAATCCTAGCATGGTTGAGGTAAGCGTCGCCGTATTCCCTTGCACGCTCGCCGTTGATCAGGTCGCAGGCGGTTTGTAAAATTTCGTCTCTATTCATCTTCGACAACCTCCTCAATGTAGTATCCAATAGGGGTCAATCCTTCATGTGAGAAGTCATTGTCTATGACTTCCTTTGCGTCATAGTAAGGACGCTTTTTAGGTTTGACACGTTGGCGGTACAATGGGGATTGTAACGCCTTCGCTTGCTTGTTTCGATTTTTCATACTGTTCTCCACGTTGTAGGCTTGGATTAGCAGTGATCCAATGAAGGATGCAAGCATTCAATAGGCTCCTCATAGTCTAGTTCATAGGTGAACGTCTGGCGTATAGCATGGCGACAATCAGAACAGATGTCGTTATGCAATGGCTGGCTGTCTGGTAGTTTAGCGTCACAAATGGCGCATCTCATTTTATCCTCCTACGGTGGGTCTCTATAGAGTACTCTATAGAGCTACAGTGTAACTTTTTTAATATCTCTACTGTGTACTCTATAGAGTATAATATAGTACGACAACCTTGGTTGTCAAGTGTCATAGTAAGATAATTCTGGATTATTGTCTTCCTCCGCTTGGATATCCATTGCAAGCTCGCAAATTGGCGTGTGTGCGTAGTCTAGGATTTCCTCGGCATATATCTTGGCCACACGGGCGTTTTTCAAAGGATACATATCCTCGATAATCTTCACTAGCTTGCTTCGCAGGTGTTCAAATACCTGTCGTTCCTTGTCTGAATATCCCAAGGCTTTTGAATAGTCCATGATGGCCTCCAATATTGACACAATAGAGCGCATGTTAGGACATGCGCTCCGTTGTGTCAACCAGCGAAGTGATACAACCGTTTGATAGCTGCCTTGCGCTCTACATAGAGCGAGCGACGACCAACATGGATACCAGTCATCGTCGGGCCTGTCGACACTCCCCATCGTGATTTGATTGAGCGTTTCCGATAAAGTCCCCAAGCGAAGCGCTTGCCATTGGTTCCGTCATTAAGGGCCGCCGTCTTGCCTACTAACATTGCCATTTCGTTTCCTTTCCTAATGGCGTTAACACAATAGAACGCATGATATAGGCCATGCGCTCCGTTGTGTCAATAGTTTTATCATAGGTAATGATACTCCCGCCCTTGCTAGTCAATTACAAAGCCGGAGGTATCCTTCTTGGCTTTGCCCTTGGCATACAAGGCAACCACCACCCCTTGAGGATCAAGGAACCGGAGGTCATCCGCGTCTCCGTTGATCACGGGACGTCCTAGGAATGTCTCGGGAATATTGTTTTTGTCCCGGAATACTACGGCTATATTGGCCTTGTACTTGTCAGCATAGGCCAGCACTTTATCAGCATATTCTGGATTGGCCCGGCTGTATGATAGGGTTAGGTGATAGTTCTCCGGGAGGTCCTTAGCCACCCGGTTGAACACCTTAGTATAGTCGTAGAATTGTATCTCCGGGAAGTCCCGGATAATATCCAGCCATAACTTATCACTTGTCCCGTTGAGACGGGTAACAGGCTGTACCTCTTTGCGTTTGCAATAGGCTTCAAACTTGCCTAGGTCCTCACGTAAGAGCCGCTTGAATTCCTCCGGGTTAGTCAGGAGTAATCTAGTTTTCCGCTCCCGTGCTGCGTGCACACTATTGAAAGCGCCACGTCCTGCAGATACTAGGCAAGGCTCGTGGCACCCCGCAATGATAGACATGGGGCATAACTTAACCTCTGGAATAAGGTATAGGATACCGGTGATATATTCTGAACCGTCTCCCTTTACAGTCTTTGCGTTGGTCCCGACGCCAATGAGATTATATTTGGCCATGATGTTAAGTCCCTCGATTGATACAAACGAACGCATGATATAAGGCATGCGCTCTATTGTGTCAATCTTCTGGTCACCAAGCGCCCATTATTTCCAACGCCACGCGATCTCTATCGAGGGCTCGTAAGTCTTGTCCCTTTAATGCGTCGTCGATAGCGCGATAAATGGCGCTTTGGCGATCGGTGAAGAACATAATGTGACCCATACCGATCTTGTAAGGGTTTGCGTATCCCATAAGCGCTTGCCAAGCCGCAGCCGCGTCGGAACCCATTGGCGGGCATTTAGCCTTTAGCATACCCTTGCGCTTTCCGCGCGACACTAGTGCTGCGTTGATTGCGTCGATACAGATGTCTTTGAGTTCGTTGCTAGTCATTATTAAGTCCCTCGATTGATACAAACGAGCGCATGTATAAGCCATGCGCTCTATTGTATCAACGTACGAAATCAGCTGTAAAAGTCGTCTTGCATGGCGTCGATGCGCGCGATGCGGTCTTCCTCGCCTTCTTCGAAGTCGATGTCGCAGTCGTCCCAGCCTTCCGCCGCGAAGTATGCCTGTTTTTCGCGTGCGGCGAAGGATATGCAAGCTTCATGTCTCAAGTTGTCCATTAGTCTGTTCCTCTCCTGATACAAAACTGAATGGCAATTATAATACATGCCATCGCTTAATCAACACTTTTATTTCCATCGCCCGTCGCATCGGTGGCCTGAAATTTGCCTATGCACAGGCCGTGCCAACTATGCTGCGTTCGCGCAAACTATTTCTAGATACCCTAGCTAGTCTTCTGCCAAGGCTCACCAGCGAGCTTCCCAGAGCTTTTTAGAGGCATATGCACTAATTGCATACCTA